CGGAGCCACGGCTTGGCAGTGGGTAGTCGCCGGCTGTGTTGGTGGCGGTGGGCGTCCAGTCGGTGAAGTCTTCTTGCGAACACCATCGGATTAGGAGCGGGTCGAAAGATCCGGCTATGGCGTGGGTGCCGTAAAGGAGAACGTGCCTAGCTTCGGAGGCGACGCGAACAATCTGGTTGACGGAAGGCGCGGCAGTCACGATAGTGAGGCGGCTAGTGATGCCGGAGCCGGTGTCCCAATACATGAGAGGGCCGCCAGAGGGAACAGCCATGATGTTGGTGCCCCACAGATCGGCGGACCATTGACGAAGTGGGACAGGGAAGTTGCCGGCAGGAGTGCCCCAGCCGAAGTTACCGCTCCAAAAACCCGTGCCCCAGCCCGCCTGCAAAGCCGTCGAAATGTTGCCCGCATTGTAGCAGAAGCTGATGGTGATGGCGCCCCCTGTACCCACAGACGTACCCACGGCTGTAACGCCCACGTCGATCTCGAAACTGTTTGGGCCGATGACACTGACCGGGAAAAGGGCTGTCACCGAAGAGACCGGATTTAGCACGATGTTGCCGCCGACGGTCGTCGCTGCGGAGACTACTTCAATGAGGGTGTCGTTGGCAAGACCATGGGCGGAAACGGAGACAATGACTTTGGTCGAGCCCGCCGTCGTCGACAGCAGATTGCTGGACGCGAGGGTGGACACGATGGGCGTCAGATTGTAGAAGGTGGAAAGTTCGGAAGAGAATACGCCCGAGTTGGTGGCAATGAAGGCGGCGCCTTGGCCAAGGCGGTTCCGGACGACAGTCAGGTAACGGGGAACGCCGAAGATTTTGTCGTCCTGCGACTGGTCAATGATGCGCTGCCAGCCGCCCATAAGTTCCGGTCGCCCGAAGCGGAAGCGGATCTTATCGGCGTCAGTCCAGAAACCGCCAGCGTCGAGGCGCGTCTTTTCCTTGACGACCCCTACCCTGAAATTTAGATTCGTTAGCTGCTGGTCTTGCAGGGTTGCCGACATTCGGCCTACTCGATGATACGGAAGTTCTGAGCGTCTAGGACGCTGACTTGAGCGGCAATCACGCTGACTTGGGCAGCAAAAGAAGTTGAGAGGCCGACGCAAGTGGCGCTGGTACAGACGACAATTTCAGTTCCCGTAGCGGGCAGCACGGTTCCGGTGCCGCTTGGCTGCTTGATTGTGATGTTGAAGCTGCCCCCGGTGTTACGGACAACAGCGTAGGTTTTGGGCGAGGCCGGCACAATCAGATTGGCGTCGCCAGCAGGAGTTCCTTGCAGAACCAAAATGGCGCTACGAGCTTGGTCGGTCGATGCGTTAGCGGTCGTCAGGCTGGTATCACCCGACACCACCGTGAGGTTCGTGACGCCCGCAATGGCGGCGGCGATGAGGTCAAGGTTGTTGTTGGTCTTAACACCCCAGGTAGTGGCGTTCTCACCTGTCGCTTGAAGTTCTAGGCGGAGAAGAGGGTCATAAGTCGAGGGCATTACTTGCGCTCCTCAAGGATGCGTGTTACTTTATCGTCGATTCTATTTAGCACAGTTGTCAGTTTATTTTCAAGATCGGAGACAACCTCGCGGGTGGCGAAGTCCTTGTTGACTTGGGCGACGTGCTTGTGATGGGCCTCTTGCAGGTTCTCGAATTTGGTTTGCACAGCCGAGATCTCCCGATGCAAGTACGCGCCATACGCCATGAGCAGGGGCCACAGGAAGGTAGCGACGAAATCGAATAGGAGCTTGATGTCCATCGGCGGGGTCCTACGGCGACGAACTCAAGGAGGGGTTCCACACAACTTGCGTCACGATGATTTCACCCCCGCTCTCCAAGAGTAGAAAAGCCCCGTTCTCTTGGGCCAGATAGTTAATGAGGACCGCCTGTGCCCTGCCGTCAGGAACCTTACGGGATTCGAAGCGCGGGCGCGGCGGACGGTTCTGAGGATGCTTCTTTAGATCGTAGGCACCGTCGTAGCAGGACGAGCAGACGACGAGGTTGGTAGACTCTTTGCGTAGCTGACGGCGGTAGTACTTCTGGCCGCAGCGGTCACAAAGGGACCAGACATTCATCCCCATGACTAGGAACCATAGTTGGTCTGGTCAGGCCGCGCGTCAGGAACTTGCTTGAGTTCGCGGCGGGGCTTGGCCGACTTGTTCTGGGGATGGCTCTTCTTGTCGAACAGGCCGTCATAGCAGGAGTGACAAACGACGAAGTTGGTAGTTTCCTTGCGGAGATCGCGACGCTTGTAATCGAAGCCGCAGCGGTCACATACGGACCACATGTCGAGGACGGACATTACGGCTGCCCCGCAATGGTGTTCTCCGGTGATCCGTCATAGCGATTGGAAGTGTCGGACCTGCGCGCACGGGAAGCCTCGTTGTTGAGGACAGCCAGTTCTTCATCGAGGATAGACTTCCAGATGGAAACGGCGCCTGCGTTCTTCGTCCAAGCATTAGAGTACATCATCGCAGCAGCGAAGAAGGCGGTGTCGGCCCGATCCGCAAAGTAGTTGGTGGGGTGCGCGGAACTCAGGATGGTGACACGCGGAATGTATTCGATGAGGGCGGCGGTGTTGGACGGCGGCGTGGGCGCCAGATAGATGGAGTAGTTGTCCTTGGGGGCGTAGTACTTGGAGGGCGCCACCGAAGTATAGTCGGGCCAGTATGCCGTGAGGAACTCGTTGTTCTGTTCGAGTAGATTGTTCCAGCCGCCCGTCGCACACACTTGGATGGACTTGAGGACTAGAAGATCGGAGGGCAGCGGCAGCGTGCGATTGCCGGCGCTGACTGAGACTTCGGTGAAGCGGATGATGTTGATGGGGTCAATGCGCCGCTGCAAGTGGGATTGGGCGCGCTCGATGATGGAAGGCAGGGCCGAGACGAACTCCTCGGAGTCCTCTTCCATGTTAGCAATGACGTCATTGGTGAGGGTGCTGTAGGTATAGGGCATCAGCGGCCAATCCTAATGAGGATCTTGCCCCGTTCGCGGTCTTCTCGCATGGCGTCTCGGACAGCCCGGTCGTACTCGGCGCGCAGAAGGGCGAGGCGGTTGGCGTCAACGCGGGTTCCACGACGGAGACCAATCCAGTAGGCGAGACCGTAGGTGACGGCGGGCAGGAACCGACGGGGTACGTCGATGTTGTCGAAAGCCCGAAGCGTGTTCTCAGCGTTCTTCTGGATGGTAAGGACGACGGTATAGGCTTGATCGGGAACCGGCCAGAAGTTCATCACATTGGAGTCGCGGCGCCTATCCCACCAGTAGCGGGTCGGGCGGCCAGTCTGGGACTTGGTAGGAATTTCTGCCCATCTTTCGTAGCCGTCACGCTCGATGACGATGTCAGTGCTGGAGGTGCGGATGCTGGCGACGAGAACGTCGGAGATGGTCTGATTGAACGTCAATGCCGAGACGGAAGCGGAGACGGGGACGACGGTGGTTTCGATCTTGTGCAGAAGGACGTTCTTGTTCTGAAGGTCCGTCAGCAGATAGTCGAGACCGCGCCGGGCGCTGATCAGTTCGTCAGCAAGGACGGGACCCCCGCCAACCATCGCGGCAGCATCCTGCAAAAGAGCATCGAACGTAGGATCGAAGTTGGATACGCCGCTGGTTGCCACGGTCGCTACTCTCCGCTACACAACCCCGTAGATAGTGACGAGCGGCCCGCCGCCAGCATAGGAGGTGCGGACGAAGGGGACGTCAAGATCGAAGGGCACGATTGCTTGGGTCACGGCGGCGGTCACTTCAGCGAAGGCGATCCACGGGCCAGTTGCGTAGGGCGCGGCTTCGAGGAAGATGGACGGGCCGGCAGCGGCGCTCTTCTGGACGAAGAAGGTGCGGGTCGGCGTACCGTCGAAACGGTAATCAAGGTCGATGGCGGGGCTGGTCGTGGCCGCCGAAGTCGACACTTGAAAAGTAATGAGGCGAATAGACTTGATGGCGGGCATCTGGGGCTCCTATAGCAAGGAAGGCAGACCCCGCCGAAGCAGAGCCTGCCCTACCTTGTTAGCCGATCACAACGTGGACAATAACGGAGCCCGTCGTGACCGCCGACGTGTCGATGGACACAATGGCCTGCACCGTAGTATCAGCCGTCAGCGCAATGGCGTTGGCCGAAACCTGGGCGCCCGTACCAGCGTAGGCGCGGCGACCGGCAGTATTAGCGGTGGTCGCAGCGTACAGGATGCCCGTCGACGTCGGAATGCCCACGCGGATATTCGTCGTGTCGTTGTCGAAGGGCGTCGTAATGTCCAGCACACACTCATAGAAGGTGGCGCCCGCCGGGGCAACGAACAGCGGGATAGTGGTCGCCGCAGCCGCCGTACCCGTCTTCGCCGTGTTCACCACTACAGAGTAGCGGGCCGGCACGCGCG